CGTTACCGTCTTCGTCTGCAATAATAATACGAACTTGGTTACCCGCTTCGTCTTCAATCAAGATTGGCCCCCAGATCCACGCTTCAGTTTCGCTTTGACTCCACCCTTCTTGATTTTCTAGAACATCGTAGATGTCACCTTCTTCTTCAATAAGGTCTTGCAGGCGTTCAACTTCTTCAGCCTCCATTTCATCTGGAAATTCAATATCTTCCCAGCATCCATCCCACATAGATTCTAGTTCAACGTTTTCAATGTTATTACCATAACAGTCGTACATATTGATACTGTCTTTGTTTCCGTCGCCGCCGGGTACAAAGCTAAATTCAAATTCTGGTGGATTATCGTCTGAAGTTTCTACGTAGAAGCTAGCACCACGATATCCAGTTTTACGAATGATAGTCATTTCATCTTTGGTATAGTGTTCGTGTTCTTCGCAGGATTTTTTGTAATAAGGCGAAACTTTCCAATTAGCCATATTAGCCTTTCTTAAAGAGATTTTTAATCGAGTTGATGAGATTTAGATAGCGAAAATGATAAGCGGTGAGGTATGGAGTTCTATGTGGGCAACGTCCTTGTTGCCAATCGCAGCCTACACCGCCTTCTTTAATTGTAAGACCACAGGATTCGCATTTCATAGTTCCAGTCCATTCTGTTTAGCATATTGTTCGTATTTTAATTGACGTTCTTTATCGTGTTCGTCACAAAGAGTTTTGATCCAACCACCACCGCGACTCTTTCCAGGAACACCGCATTCTTCGCAGCTATGCCATGCCCAAGATTCTGCCATACTCACTAGTCCGCGGATATAATTATCGCCACCTTGATAATAAAAACGAAGCCCACCAAATTTTTCTTTAATTTGGTCTACTACAACTTGCTCGATTGGTTGGAAGTCTTTGTAACCGGCGACTGCATTCTTGTTATTCCAATCAATATGATGTTGAATTTGGTCGCAGAGCTTTTCTACAATGGGCCACCAACCGGGTCCAATACAAAAGCCGCCATATGGTTTTGAAAATATCTTTGGATATTTTTCTGTCATATGATCAGCAAACTTGTCGTAATCTTCTTCAATCATGTTTAAATTATATTATCTATCATCATCAAAGTCAACTCGTTCATGTTCGTATTCCCATTGTAGTTTGGTTAAACGAGAAATTTCGTCTTTGATAGCGAGCTTTCTTTTCTTCATTTCGGAAAGAACTTCATCTTTAAAGTTGCCTGTTCTTTCCATATCATTAATTTGCTTGTCTAAAATTCTGTGTGTTTCAGTTAAATGGGCAATTCTACCTTTATACACAATAGTCTCCTTTATTCTACTACAAGCTTATCAAGTTCCTCGTCCTCTCTATCATCAGTCCATGGAACTTCAATACTTCCATCTTCTTTTACTTCGTCAAATAGATTGTTAACGATATTTGTGACACCGCCACGCAATCTAGCACCTTCTAGATTTTGTAAGAAACCAAGACGTTCTGCTTCAGCAATCATCGCAAATGCTTCGTCTTTAGTTTTACAATCGAAGAGCTCTTCAACGAACCGATCAAAGTAAAGAATGTTTCTCGGAACCCACTCTGAAAATTCGTCGCTCTTATCAGCATCTTTAACTTTGCGCCAGTTTCTCCAATCTGGTTTCTTAATTGAACGCTCAATATCCATCAATTGATTGGCTCTTTGCACAGCAACAATGTGACAGTAAACATTATGTGCCATCATTAATGCGTAGGCAAAACTATCCCAAGAAGTTTTGCCTTCTTTACCTACCTTGTTGAGCATTCCTGGTTTGTACCAGCAGATGTCTCCGATTGATAATCTTCTGCCGATTTCTGATTCGAATGGGAATGGCGTGTCGGATCCTGAAAGAGTCTTGGTATCTGGTGCTTTGTCCATGATGACTGACCAACGCTTGTTTGTATGTTGGGCGTTTGTGTAGACAAGTCCGTGCGCTGTTGCAATGAAGGGTGATGCGCAGTCAAAAGATATGGTAAAGTTTTCGTTAACATGTTTTCTAATTTGCCTTTGAATAGAAGTAAGATAACAACTCCAGTCTAATTGAGCGGTACCTAAGAAGTGCATCCAATCTTTGCCTTCTAACATACCGTCAAATCTCATAGTAATCAATCTGCGTAGAGTGATTGGCATCTTGCACATATTGGCACCGCCCATGGCCCAACCCTCACAAGCCTTATCACTCCATACTTTAGGATCACTAAATTCTTTTACTCCTTGATACCAGCGTTCCGCTGTATCCCAGTCACTGCCTTGTAAAACGTTTAAAAACTTTGTTTGTCCTAAACGATTCTTTAAGAAGTATTCGTTGTTGAATCTTGTCTTATCTAAACAGTCTTGAAAATCCTTTAATCCTGTCTTTGGACTATGGATATGATCACAAGCCCAGGTAGGAACGTCCAATAACATTGACCAATCTGCTGTTAATTCTAACCAGTTAAGGATATCGTCTCTAGTTTTATTAGCAGCAGGTCCTTCAAAATTCTGCCAGTCAAACTTAAGAACACCTTTACCTACTTGATATCCACCGGAGTCGCCGAGGATGATAGAATTATTTCTATCTCGTTCTTGTATCATCGCGTCACGAACCATAGTTTTATTCAAATCTAATGTTGCATGACCTGCAGAATACAAACCGTATTTGTATGTAAAATAACCTTGATCTGGATTAAGGAAGTTCATTCCTTCAATACCGCGATCAAATCCTTTAGGAATTCTTTCATCTTCAATAAACTTTTCAGTTCGCTGTTTGGCAATGTATGTTGAATAAAAACAACTAATTGCTGGAAGGTATACTGCGTAATCTTTTTGTAGTGGTGTTAAATTAACTGGTTGTTTGCTCATGTTCTCTCGCTAAAATTGCTGTAAGTTCTACTCTTGTTCGTGCCTGTTCTAGTTGATCAAGAGCGATACGAACAGCTTCGTTCGAAGAAGCCAATTCGTACCATTCTTTTTCTTGCTTTTGTCTCTTAATAGCCCAATCAATAGCACTTTCAGCTTCGCTATTTAGGCCTACGTTTGCACTACTAGCATAAATCTTCATCCATTGGTTACCATCAAACACTTCCATTTCGGATCCATTAATGCGCAACATACCCTGTGCGGGATTAGATGAATTATATGATACATAGGGTAGCGAACTACCCCCTGCGGCATAAACGTGTTTGCTAGAACTGGTAACTGAATTAATCATTATACTGCCTTTGCAGGAATGATGTATTTGTAAGTAGCAAGACCGCTGTCTAGAGTGATCTGGATAGCACCTTCGTTGCTCAAACTCATCTTGCAATTGTTAACGTCTGCAATCTTAAGGATGCTTAAGATTGGAAGCACAGGCCAAGTCCAACCGCGATCTAATTTACCTGCAACGTTTTGCGCAAAAATAAATTCACCACCGTGTGTCGCAGAATCACCAAAGATAAACTTTAGATTGCCACTATCTGTTTTTGCCAAGAAAGTTGGCTGTTCATTGTTAGCACCTGCTTGAAAATTGAAACGCTGTACTGCGGCTACGGTAGGTTCAATCTCTACATCCCACTTAACACCGCGGAACTTGACAGTCTTCATCTTTTCGTTGATGATTTCCTGATTCATAAAGCGATAGTCGTTTTTAAAATCGCCATCTTTGTTTTCAAAGTGGATACCAGCCGGAATAGTTTCGCCGTTGCGTTCGGCAGTAGTGATACTGATCTTAGCGTCCTCTTTATATTCTGCACCTTCTAAGAGATACTTGAGCTTGTTGAGCTGAGGCATACCAAATGTACCAATCATGTCTGGGTAGGGATTGGCAGTTTCCGCCTCCATGATCACAGAGCGATCGTCTGCCATAGAAAAAATCTGTGTCTTGTCTTCTGCACCCGTAACTTTGACAGTTGTCAAGAAGCCTAGGTTTTGTGTATGTGACACAATATCTTGTAAAATATCTTTCATTGAGAATTCTCCATTAATAATAAGATTATATTTAGATCGTGAATAGAAATCAACCCTGAAATCATTCAAAATCAAACAATTTGTTGAATGTATTATCCGACCTTGTTGAACTGATGTCCCATTCCAAAACACCAATAAGGTTTTCTAGTTTTTCGTCAATAACTGCATTTTCCATTCCTGCATCATCAAAAGGCAAATCCTTGAACCACTGCGGTAATCGTAGTTCATCAACAGGATATGCCACTGATGTATAGCCCATTGGATTATCTTTCACTTTGCAGACGATGACTTTTGCTCCGTCCGTGATTGACATCGAGTATTTGTCGTCAAACATTCTTTTGAGCGTATTCCAGTTAAGGCTTGCTCTAACATGACCAGGCATATTTGCCTTGCCAGCTTTCTTCTCTTTACTGGCGTATTCTGTAATGTTGTTGGCACGTTTTGGTGATCCTTTCTCCCATCCGGGTCTAGTTTTAAATTCGGTTCTAAATGATGTAATAAACTCTAGAATTTCTTCTTTTTCAACACCATTTAGTACCTTGGTAAGAACATCTGTTAAGAAATCTTGAATAACAACAGGAGTATCTGAACGTTTGAGATCTAATCCCATAGCTTTGATCTTTCCTGGCTTACCATCTACATCTGATCTTTTACCTTCTTTGTCATAGTAAAGAACAGCATAGCGTTTTTTGGTAATGAATAACCCTTTGCTAGCAACGATTTCTCGTCCTGCTTTGATAACATCACCGCGTGTTTTTGGACAGTGAAATGCCTCTTGCATGAACTTAACAAACGTATCATTTACTTCAGACCCAATTTGATCATAAAGTTGAACGATAGTTTCTTTTGTCCAAGGTATTGCTCCTTTTTCTATTTCTTTTTTCAATGTCCCGTAAGCTGAAAAATAACAAGAGTCAGTATCACCATAGATAATCGCTTTACCTATGTGATTGTATTCTCCTGTAATGATTTCATTTACCTTACTAGCCATGTGCTTGGCAATCTGCCTTCCGGTAAGAGTTGTGGATTGTCCAATACGAGGATCAAAGAACCTACAACCAGGGTTAAGAATAGCACCATATAAGCTATTGAGGTTAATCTTTTTAACCAATTGTCTTTTATCCCAATATTCTTCTTCAATTTTATTTCCTGCCTGTATACATTCTTTTAATTTGGCCTGCATTTCTTTACGTTCTTTATACCAACGTGCAAGTAATCCAGGGATAATTCCTTCATGTTCGTAACTAAAAATAGTGCCATTGGCACTGATCACCCAAGGTTGATGACTGTTAAAGATCAGTTCATGAATCTGTGCAGCACTCAAAGTATCACTGCCACCATTGGCCCAATCTATAGTAATTTCTCTTCCTACTTCTTTTGCCATCACTGATTCGTATTCTAATGATCCGAACTTACCTTCCCAAGCGGCCGCGAAGCTTTTTCCTTTAGCCATCTCATTTTCAATGAATGTCTTAGTCCCATCTGGACGTAATTGTCCAACAATGGTTTCTGGCCCCATGTTTAGAGCGCGAATGGCACTTGGATATAGTGAGTTAATATCTAGTGAACCGATCCATTCGTGAATACCTTTTTTAGGATATGCTACATAAGCACCTGCCGCAGGATCACTACCAGGTTCTCTCCTAATGCGATTAGGAACGATCATGCCTCTACGATGTGCTTCATTAATAATTGCCTGTTCAGTAACTGCCACAGCACCCATAGTTGTCTGCAACAGCACAGTATTTTCATGTGCAATTTTATTGGCAAGATCAATAAATTTAAGTTTCTTATCTAGTTTATCTAATAGTGCAGTATCTTGTCTGTTATATTCAACGAATTTACGGAAGTCTTCGTTATATAATTGATCTAACGTACCTTCATATACAGTTTTACGCTCATCGATCTCCATTTCTGCAATCGCATCTAATCGATAGGTATGGCGTTCTTCGTATGTGTATTTGCGATATAATTCAAGACTGTCTAAATGAACACGACCAATGAAATCATATGTAACTGCTTCTTTTCCATATTTTTCATATTCTCTTTTCTTAGGATATTGATTCCAAAGACAGAATCTTCTAGTATCGTCTTTGCTTAAAACTTTGGTAACTCGGTTAACAGTATAAGGAATATCAAAACCTTCACTATTCCAACCACTGATAACATCAACATCTTCGATAAGATTTAGAAATGTGTCAAGCAAATCCGCTTCGTTATCAAACAAGAAAGTGTTTGGAAAATCTTTTACACTTTCTTTAGCCTGTATCATTGATATAGTTTTTGGGGGAATAGCTAAAGTGATAAGACTATCTAACCATTGCAGATGTAATGTAATCGCTGTGATTGGCATAAACGCATCGTCTGGCGATGCATAGCCGCGTTCTGGATCAAAGTCTACTTCAATGTCAAAGAAACACACATTGAGTTTAGGAGCATCAATGTTTAGGTAATTTTCTTCAAGACATCTAAAGATTGGATTTATATCAGACTCATACAGTTTTTTACTACCGTAAATTTTTAGTTCTTTGTGTAAGTCTTTGACGTTACGGCAACTGACTCTAGTTAATGGTTCGCCGTATATTGATTTATATTTTCCACGGGCATCTTGGTAATAGAAAATATGTTTTGCTGGGTGTTCTTTATAGTGACGATTGCCCTTATCGTCACGTTCTACGACCTGTATAATGTCATTTTCGCGGTCATAGAAGGCGTCTACGTAACTCAATTTTTTCTCCTATGCAATTTTCGGCTTGCAAATACCAATATATCCAATTGTGGCTGGAATAACCTTTCTCGCAAATATTTAGTTTCGTTTAAATAGGTCCGCAAATTTTTCACAGATAATTGCAAATTGCAATGAAAGATACATAATCAATCCAACTGCTATACCAAGACCTATCCAATAACCAATTATATTTAGAAAAATACTAATCATGTTAACATTCTTATTAACCCTACAGTATCTATAGTGGTTAACAAAAGATAATTTGCGAGCATCCCAAAACTTTTGCGAGTCCAAGCAGCCCAAGCATACATAGCACAACCAGTGATCCAAATAGGATATAGTACAAGTAACGGCGGATTTGGAACGGTGGCCGCCATGGTGATCGAACAGCCAATGCTAATAGCCCAAGCAAGAAGCTCGATAATAAAACGAAGAGGGTTGGACCTCCAATCATCCTTTATCCATTCTAATGTGGGACGGAAAATTTCGCTTAACATTTAGTCCTTCTCTGGAAGATTCTTAGTTACTCCTAAGATCATCTCAATCTCATCCCACTCTGTCTCGTGATCTTTCCAGTTATCTTTGTGGGCGATTTTAATAGCTTTGTTAATCCAGCTTGGTTTGATTTGTAATTCTTCTGCAACTGCTTTGACAGTTTCTTTGAGACCTTCTTGTAGATCTTCTACTTCGCGTAGAACGTTTGAACCTTCGTTAATTAGACGCTCGAGTTTT